CATCAATTCTGGTGCTTCCTGGGCCTGCCACAAAATCTTGAAGCCCATTTGTAATTTTAAAAATAACATCAATATTTTTTCGCCTATTCCCTCCTTCTATGTATCTTAGAGAATCATCCCCAGGGTTGCTAGTTAATATAGCGCCTTCCTTAAGGGGCTGGTTTCCGCCTGGTCCAAAGAATTTATTGATAGGCATTTTATGGCTGCGATCTCGATCTGCGCTGTTTATAGTTAGATTTTCAAGACCTCTTTTGCTTTTAATCCCACCGCAATCTTTTAATTGTCTAGTCAAAAATTCACTATTAATTTTAAGAGTTTGCAGCCCTGGAGTTTGTGTTGCAGTTTTTAATGGGTCGGAAACGTCTGCTACATCTAAATTTGCTGCTATCAAGTGGCTGCCAGCTATTACACGCCCATAAATAACAGGGAGTGTGGTGCCCGTCCCAGCAGTATTAGCAGGGCCAGTAAAGGCATAAGACTGGTTGCCAGAGGCACCTCTTGTGATGCCATCAGGGCCAGGACCACGAACATTTGTTCCGCTACCTCTGATTCGATTTCCCTGAGGCAGTGCTAGCTGCGGTGAAATTAAGTTCGCTACACCCCCAAGAATCATGCTCGCGCCAACTGCACTTAATGCTGTGCCAATTGTTGTTGCCAGAGTTGCTGTACCCGCTGCAGTAGTTAAAGCACCTACTCCAAAAACGCTAGTTGCCCCAAACAATCCAGCGCCAGGTAGCAGAAACGAACTTGCAACTAAACCAACACCAAGCAAAATCTGCGTTGTAGACGCGCCGCCAGAACCCGTGATTACTGGCACTACCAGCAATGGCTTACTACCAAATGGCAATAGCAGCTCGTCGTACCCCATTGCAGCACCACCTTGGATCACCTTGTATCCAACGCCGTTTTTGTGTGCTTGCAAAAGCTCAGCCTTCAACGCTGGATAATTGATGCAAAGCAGCTTGATTGCATCGGCAGGTGTTTGAAGGTTGTAATACTCGTGCTTCTGGCCGTACTTCTCGCCCAGCTCACCCGCCAACAGGACTAGCTGCATGGCGAAAAACTGCCGCAACGCTTTTTCTATAGTAACTGCTTAAAGGCTGTGTTGCACTCAAGCTGTTCATGCGCTGGTGCAGGATCCTGTCCCCTCCAACGTAAATCGCTGCGTGCATTGGATTGCTCGTGCCAAGACGCATGATTAATACGTCATGCTTGCGACGGTCTTCAAAAAACACCGGCTTAAAACCAATAGCTTGCGCGTGCTTAAAAAATATGCTTTCTGTACGCTCCAAAGACTCAGGACGCGGAAAATCCGGCAGATCAATCCCAAGCAAACCGTAATACTCACGGAGCAACGAGTAGCAATCATTCTTGCCGTAATTCCACTGACGACCTAACAAGGCTCGATAGTCAACCATTGATCATCTGGCACAGAGTAAACGTACCAAGGAATGTTGGTCTGCGTGCAAGCTTTTCGGTCAAAATCACTGACTGGTGTCCCTTGTGGATGTGAATGGACTACAGCTTGAATTGTGCCAGTAAACATTGCACGAGCATAATCGGCAGGATTAATTGCAAAATTTGCAGCTGGATCTATCGCAATGTTTCGGCATGGAAAGTATCGACCGTTAACGACTAAACCGCAAGACTCGTTAGGGCAGGCAGTTTTTGCGTGCTTTGCAGCGTTAAGCTTGAAGTCTTGCTCCATAAAATCCTCCGAAAGGCAGATTTTTAGTTCTATCTCTAAACCTTTTTTTGCAACTTGACAGGTTTTTGCCGCAAATATCGTTAGTTACGTTTCCGTTATCGTCAATAATTTTGTCCTGATCGCTGATCTGAATATCGTCAACAGTAAAGCAATTATCGCCTATATAACCGCATTCATCTCCTCTATACTTCCAAGGGCAATACTCTTCGATTGTTCTGCGAGGCAAGTTTACGTTGACTAAATCAATTTTTGGCGCAAGCTCGAATTCAACAAACTGTTGATTTTCACTTGAGACTCGATCAATATACCAAGTCTCTACAATCTTTGCGTTTTCATCAGCGGTAGGGTTGAAGCTTTGCGATATTAAAGGATCACCGCCTTCTGTAATCAAAGCATCAGCAACATCTGATTCTACCGCAAAAGAAACTTGCTCATTAAAATTAGTAGCGTCTAGAAATTTAGCAAAAGTACGAATCCTTTGAACTTTTGCGCCCAAAGGGTTGTAAGTAGTAATTAAATCCGTAATGGCATTATTTACGTTTGCCACCCTCAAGGTGGGGCGTGGCAATGTACCTTTTGCTGAAAACTCGAAGCCATCAACCTCGACTGGCACTGCCGGATAAGAATTTGAGCCAAACTTAATTTCCTCTGTCAATCCATTTGTACCAGCGTGATAACGCAAGGTAACTTTAGGGCCATTATTTATTTCAGGCGTAAGATAAACTTCAAACAAATCAATAACGGCGGTTGGGGCAAGTTTAAGTAGCTCTTCAGCTAATGGCTCAAACGCCTCCCAAGTACAGGTGCCGTCAACAAGCTGCTGCGTAATTTTGAACGGGAATGCAGGCTCGCTGTGGGGAAACTCTGAGTAAGTGTCTGCGGTGTCACTGGTGCCAGCTTTAATGCATTTAAAAGCAAGTGTGTTGTTCTTGGCGGGCTTAGCCCGAACAACATCACCAACCGCATAAGGTACTCCAGGCTCCCATTTATGCAGAGAATACGGATAAGCCATTAGGTCTCAAATACTTGCTCGAACGTAGCGTTAATCGTGGCACGGTTCAAATATGGAATCGTTTTGTCCCATTGACGACAAATGTATTTGCCGCTGCTAGCTTCGCCTGGTGGAGTAAACGTAAAACTTTCAACAGCACCACGCGCATCAAGAAACGCCTCGATTGTGTCAGCGTCTGTTTCTGACACTTCAAAGGTCAATTGGTAGTTTTTGGGATTTTGATTGATGCCAAACTGTGCTCGTTGTTGGTAGCCAGAACCAAATTGGATGCCGCGCACATTTGGTGCGCTGCGCTTCTGCAAACCGTACGTTGGATTGATGGAAGGGAAGGTTGTCATTATGCGAGAATACCTCCAGGGCGTTTCTGTTTGATCAACTCAGCTTGAACGGCTGCGCCGATAGCTGAACCAAGGGCTTTAGCGTTTGGTTGATCACCTTGTGCTTGTGTGCCAGAAGCATCCACATTTACAACAACGTTAGCGCTACCCATGGCGTTGCTTGGAACGATGTTACCTTGCGCTCCAGGAACAAACAACTCGGGACCACGCTCGCCGACCATGTAAGGACGACCTGCTTCAACCTGTCCTCCAAGCGCTCTTCCGCTAAAAGCATTTGTATAGTTACCTGCATTGAAAGGCGTGTCTATATACTGCTGAATTCCTTTAATATTGGGACCAGACTGTACAGGAACACCCGCAAACATACGAGCAACGCCAATCGCGATGTACTGCGCGATCATTTGCTTTGCAGTGTCTACAAGCATAGAAGCAAGACTTCGTAAGAAGTCAGCAAAAGCTTCTTTTCCGCTTTTTGTTCCCTCTGCAACAGCTATAAGGCTATCGACCAAACTATCAGTTACAGGTTTAGTCAAAGCTAGCGCTTCGTTAAATTGTTCTTGCGCTAGCTTCGCTTCAATAATTTCTTTGGTATAAGAAATATACTGGTTTTTGGCCTCTTCTAAATCATTTACTTGACTTTGAAATGCTTCTCCTGCAAAAACTTTTTCTTGCATAATCTCAATTTCTCTATTTTTTTCTAAAACTTCAGCGTATAAAGCAAGCGAATCTAGCATTGCTGTACGCTGAGATCCACCAAAAGGACCGCTAAATGCTCCTAAAGTATTTGCTTCGATTGTTTTAAGTTGTAATTCAAAATTTGCTTGTTGATCTAAAAGTTGTTTACTTGCCTGCATTCCACGAATGCGCGCATCAGCCTCTGCATCGGCAAGGTCAGTTATAAGCTGCTGGTCGGCAAGTCTTCTAGCGGACCTAGCTTCCTCAGTATCGCCAAGTTTGTTAATATCTTTTATCCGTTTTTCGTACTTAGCGTTAATGTTGTTTCTGTCTATTTCTAATTGATTTATAGCGTTTCTATTATCAAATTCGAGTTGAAATTGTTTTTCAAGACTTTTTGCAGTCTCAAGATCTTTAACTCGAAGAATGTTTATTTGTCTTTGAACTTTTGCCATTTCTAACCCTTCTTCTACCATTTGTGCAGCTTTAAGGGTTTCATCCGATGAGGTAGGATCAAGGTCAAAATCTTTACGCTGTTTTTTGGCTATTTCTATAAGTTTTTTGCCTAATTTAAGGCGAAGATTTTCTACTTTTGTGTTATAATCTTTTTCTATTTTAAGTCGTTTTATTAGACTTGTTTCTTCTAACATAGAAGTCATTTTTTGAGTGCTTGCGCGTATATTTTCAAACTGCCTGTCTTCAATATCATCTAACTGCCCATTTACATTTTTAAGAGCTTCTTCTAGTCTTTCAACATCAACGTTAGCCAACTCTAAAATCGATTTTCCTATATTTTTAATACCTACACCAATAAAACTAAGCACAGTATTTATGCTTTTAAATATATCAGCAATTACTTTTGTTATTAAAGCCAGTAAAGCTATTACAGGGGCGCCCAAGATTCCTAAAGTTGTTCCGACAGCTAAACCAAGCTCTTTGCCTGCAGCTGCTAATAGATTCACCGCATTAGCTATATCCTGAGTAACACCAGGAAGTGCCCCTGTTTGTTGAAAAACAACCTCTTCTAAGGTTGCGCGCGCTTCTACCAAGTCCCCGGACTCACGCAATAGGTCGACTTGGTCTTTTAGCTCTGCAGTTATACGCACTCCGGCACTCCGTAGTCTTTCAACATCTATAGTTTCAATAGCAGTGCCAATTTCCGAAATACCGTTAATTAACTGTTCAACTTGCTGACCAATCGCACTGCCAAGAATTTGACCTCCAAATCCTCCACCAGATAATGCGCCTATAGCCCCGCCAGCAATGGACCCAGGACCCCCTCCAAAAAGTAAAGGAAAACCAACGCCTAGCTGAAGGCTTTCCTTAAGTTTTCTCTTAAAGCGTTCTTGGGATTTAGCCGCTCTATCAGCCTGCAGCGCAATAGTTCGCATAGGGCGTGAAAGTTTATTAGCAAGATTTAAAATTTCATCAATATCAGACGCGCTACTTTTTAAATTAGTAGCAACGTCTTTTGTTGCTTTAACTGCAGAGGGAGGCAACAAAGCTTTAGGAACAAAAGGCTGCGGACCAACAGCCCCTGGAGCGTACTGTGTAGTAGCAACGGCTTTTGGAATAGCCGCCATACGTTGCCCAAATTTTGCTTCTATATTTAGAGCGTTTCGTATATTTTTTTGCTCTAAAAGTGCTTCATTCTGCGCTTTTATAAGCATTTTAAATTCTTCGCTATCCGCAACGGCGTTATTTAAAAGAAAATCAATTTCTTTTAGCGCTTGTGCTGTTCCGCTAAATGTTTTAGGTAATTCTTTTAATTCTTTTAAACGCTTAGAAAGATTTCCTACCCCGCTTCTATCAGTAAGAGTTTTGCCAAAAATATCTGCTCCGGCAGTAGCAAGCGCCCTGCCTTCAACTCTTAACTGTTTATACTGGGCAACAAGCAAGCCCAATCCAAATCGTTGCTGATTGATTGGATCGTTAGTATTTAAAAATGCACTACGGAGCCTTGCTTGCTGCTCAGCAAGTTTTGCCAGGGAGTTTGAAAGCTGTTCTCCTCCCTTAGTTGCACCCGTAGCTACATTTATCAAGCTGGCTGCAGCTTTATCTGCATCCGCAGCAAGTTCTTTTAAAGATTTAGACGCTTTTGTAACGTCTAAGTTAATTTTAATTTTATTTAAAGCGCCTACTTGTTTTTCTACTTGACCAACAAGTTTGCTAAGATCTTTTACCTGTCTTTTGTCTACCTTTACGGCAAGCGAGATATCCTGCATAGAAGTCCCGCACCAAACAAACCTAACCTTAGCTTAGCGCGACCCCATAGTCTGCGCCCCACGAGAAGTTTTGGCACGCTCCATCGCTTTTTCCTCCTCTTCTTGCTTTATTTCAAAAAATGCTGCCCACGCAACAAGCTCTTCCTGTGTCAACTCTTTGGAAAGAGAGGCAACGGTCATGCCTAGCTCTTTAGCTAAGTGAAACAAAAATAACCAATCAGGCTGGGCTTTTAAGATCTGCTTTCGCTTCCTCCACTTTGTTTTCTGCGCCGGAAGACAGCATTGCGAGTTGAATTTCTTGAAGCACTGCGGCTTCAACAGCATTTTTCAAAACAGCTTTTTCGCCGTCCTGAAAAATACGTTTGCCGTTAGAATCCAAAGCTTTTTGAAGCATTAAATCAAGAGCAAACTCGGTAGCGTCATCACTGCCTGATTTTTTTTGAATAGATTCCCGCTCGCTAATAGTCAAAGGATGCCAAAAAATTTCTAGTACAACTTCCTCGTCTTTCTTGACCTCGTACTTATAAAGCTGGCTAACGCCGAATTTGTTTCGAAGAAGCTCTGATGCCCGCATGGAAGAGGATTCAACTTTTATTACTGTCCTATGCTACAGCACTAAACTGACAAGACACTAATCCGATAAAGTGGGAACGGTCTTCAATCTCTAACGGTGTTGGGCCAGAAATTTCAAGAGAGCGTGGTTTACAGCTGAAAGTATCCGTATATTCGGCAGCATTTACAGAGGTCAAGCCGTCAATAATCGCTTCCCCGATAGTCGCAAGCACTGACGTACCAGCATTCTTAGGGACGTAGATATTGCATTGAACAACGCCCGTGTAAAAATCTGATGATGCGCCATGCGTTTGTATCGTGCTTTGGCTATAGGACACCGACATTAAAACGTATTTTTTAGTTTTTCCAGGTGTAGTAAAGCCTACGTTGTCGTACACCATTTTTACGGTAGCGTCGGCTGCTGCAACAGCAGCAGTAACTGCTTTCTCAAAAGCAGCTCTAGGAGCAACTAACGTCATAACACTTTTTGGTACTTAGAACCACGGGCGGTTCCACTACCCGCAATTCTTAGGGTAACGCCATCCTTTGCAGCAAACACCGTTTGAGCTATTGACTTAAGACCTGCTAAATACGAAATTATCTGACTAGGTCGCTCCAGGGCGTAACGTGCATAACGCGCTGTATTGCCTATATAAATAGTGTCGTCACTCGTAAAGGAAGGTAGATCAAACCTAGGATTAATACTGCCGGGGTAACTTTTCACTGTACTTTTTAATTGTTTAATTGTTGCCCAAGGTTCGTATTTTTCTACATCATGCTGTGGGCGAGGACGACTCTTTGACGCTTTCCAGCTAGACGCAAAAAAGCCCGTGTAAACAGGACTTACTTCAGGCAAGTCATTTACAGCAAGCCTGATAAACTCTCTAAACGCTAGGTCAAGGTCAGCATTGATGGAAGCTTCGATTTGATCAGCAAGTTTCCCCATTAGAACCTCACCAGAAGAACAAACAGATAGGTTTGACCGCCCTGAAAAGTACGAATGTCCGTAATCTGGCTGACGCTGGTTGTGCCAGCGTATGTCAAGGTCAATTCGTCTTCAAAAGTTGGTTGATTGTCGCCGATTAAATCCGGTGTCAAATACAATTTGGCTCGACGCTCTTCACGTCCCTCTTCTTGGTCTGACTGCACAAATTCAATTGGTGCGTCAAAAGAATAAGACGTGTCAGTCGTTGTCAACGCGCCGGTGCTGGTGTTATACGTTGGTGATGCCTTGCGTGTGTAAGTAATTGTCGTGTCAAGAGATTTGCCCAGATCAGCTACAACTGATTTGGCAACGTTTTTGAATAAACTGTCTAGTGCTCCAGCCATGTCAACCTCTTACAACGCGGACTTGATACGAACCACTGCCACCCAGACAGTAAGCGCCGAGATAAGACTGAAGCCAAGGATAAACGTCGAATACGTTGTTAACAGTTCCAGTAG